CTGCCTGTCATCAATTCCGAATGTTCCCAGCTTTACATTGCTTTCGCTCCCATCTGGATTTTTTACAGATGGATGTTTTGTAGGAAAACCTTTATAAGTTGCACTCCCGCCCATATTATTTCATCGATTTACTGCCTTTACATTTCCATTTTTTCCGAGAAAGGCGGTTTGGGCTATTCGGATCGTCTTTCCAATCTCCCTTGATTTTTGCAGAACGAGCGCAATATGCATCGCCTTTCTTCGTTCCGGGACGAATACGATCCTTGCCATCTTTAGCTTTGCCAGCCTGCCCGTATTCAATTGTTTTTTTCCTGCCCGTGGCAGGGTTTACAATTGTTTTGCTGAAGCGAGGTTTAATTTCTGCACTCATAATTACATATCGGTAAATTTGCCGCTAGATGGGTCTTCTTCTTTGTCATCGAAGTTCAAAAGAAAGTCGATCTGTGACAAAGCAAACTCGTAACCTTCTTTGTATTTTGCTTGCAATGCAACCTGCTCGATTGTGTTGCCATCGCACTTCGGAACAAGTGCAGAAAGGAACTTTTTAACCTTGTCTCCAGCAGACTTGTTGTATTCGCGAAATTTTACTGCGTCAGAGTTAGTCCAGTCCATGTTAGTCCATATACTCTTTCACTTTTTTCACGCCTGCTTTCGCGGCCTCAACAGCACCTTTAGCAACTTTTTTCACGCCAGCTTTTGCGCCTTTGTAGACATCTTTGCCGAATTCTTTAAGTTCCTTCGGACTAACAATGCCTTGGTCGCTCATGCCTTGCTTTTCAATGCGCTCGTAATTTTTTGCAAGTGCTTCCTCCTCGGAAAGCAAATCTTCGATCTCTTGCTCTTTCTCGGATGTGGAGCCTAATCCGCTTTTCTTTTTAAGCATTTCCTTTTCTTTAAGGTTAGGCTTTTCCATTTTTTTAATTTTACTCAAAGCATATTCTTTCTCTGTAGTAGCTTTGCTCATTGGTTTTAGTGTTTTTAATTCTGGCATATAATTTTATCCTGCTGTTGGTGGTTTGCCGGGAGCGGCAATTGAATTAACTCCCGAAAATTGATCTGGCGAAATAGCTTCAGTCGCCTGCTGTGCTTGTGCGGCACTAACTCGCCCACCGCCCCCGCCGCCTGATGGCATTCCTGCGCCAGCGGCAGGCATCATCATTTGATCCATTGGTGGTGCTTGCATCCCTGCGGTCAAATGCTTATAAGCCTCCTGCACCATCTGCTTGTATTCGGCGATTTTATTTCGATCTGCGCCCTTCATCTCCGCTTGATTGAGATGGGTGATGAAATGCTCAAGTGCCTTGGCAAACGGACCAACCATTTCAGGTGGTAATCCGCCTTGTGGCGCATTAGCAATTACAGGCATGAGTTTGGCAACCAGAGTCTCCAAATGGATCATGTCGTTGTCGCGAGGTGATACAGGCACTTCCTGACCAGCAATAATGCTCTGCAATTCGATGATTTGGGCGCGAGTTGCCTCGATTGCAACTGCTTCAACTTGATCTCTTGGAAGAATTACCTGATTTGCTAGTTCTTGACCCATTTTCTTGCTCCAATCGAGCTTAATCAACTCATCTTGGTTGATAGCAGGGTTTCCGCTATACCTTTGGATCAATAAATCAAGAATTGCACCTTCTTGAGCGGCATTATCAGGGATTAACTCCTGTGCAGGAGCGAATGCCATCATAATTATGTCGCTAGGAGGCAAATTGCGCTCCATCATTGCCAAGCAACACGAAACTGCGTCTTCGTCGAGGTGCGATGGAAGGTCAAAAGGCACTAAAAACGGAGGCATATCGAATTCGGACTGTTGGAAAGCCTCTACAACCTCTTTTCTAGCCCAAATTGCGTCCTGATTCGTCATTCGCGCCACATCCAGCAACATTTTGAGTTCAGATGCCGCTTTAATGTGTTCAGGATGGCAGATTCCTCTCTGCATTCGCGCAACTGCCTCGGAATATTGCTTGCTCCAACGCATCAGGATGCCTTCGCGAATCTGGTTTTCAATTGCCGCCACCCGATTAATCTCGGATGCGGTCTTGTCACCAGTCTGGATGCCTAAAGCAGACGATGGAAGGAAGGTTCCAAGCTGGATTTCTGCTAGTCCACTAATAAATTGGTCGAGTTTTAAGAAATCATCCACATCTGCGGGAGCAGACTGCGGAACCACCTCGTATCCCTCGGCAACATACGCCACAGGATGCATGACAGTCAGCGGTGCAATGCCGGGTTTTGCCGTTGCGGTTTTCTTCAGCAACAACATTCCCTTGAGATACACATTGTCCTGCACCAAATTTCGTGCCTTATCAATTGCGATATGCGAATTGTACAAGTCGCGCCCAGCACCCCGTGATGACATCAAAGCACCACTTCCAATCTCGACGCTAAACAATGCCAAGCAATCCGACATTCGCGAATAGCGATCCAATTGAGTGCAAATTTCGTTGCCACTCTTATCATCAAAAAGGAATCGGCTAATTTTGCCATGCGGTTCCTTAACCAAAAGTTCACCTAGCTCGACATACTTGGCGTCATTCTCGTAGCTGGCTCCGTAACTTCCTTCGCGAATCCAATCTTCGATTCGGCGAGCATCGTCATCCGAGTCTAATGTTCTTCCTGCTGGAGTAGCATTGTTGATTGCTTTAATCAAGTTTTTGATATTCCAACCAGCAAGCGATGATGTCTGCGGGTCTTCAAGGATCGGAAGCAATTCGGAAATCTGGTATCTTCGTTTCCGCGCCCAAATTGGAGTAGCTTCGACTTCTTGCGGAGTCTCAATGGAAAAGAAAGTATAATCTTGACGCAGGAATTCAGGTTTCCAATCGCGAGGATCGTCCCAGCAAAGTGCCGCAAATCCAAATGTAGTGTTTTCGTGGACTACCTGAGAAATAATATCATCGTTTCCAGACCACCCGCGAACACAATTGGTAATCTCTTCTCGGAAAATATTAGTTTTGTGTTCCGCATCTACACCTTTACCGGGATATTTTGTAAATGTAACATATGTGCTAGACTCAACAACCTGTTTAAATGGAGGCTGAATGCGGCTAACCATTGTTGAGAGAAATCCTGTAGGTCGATTTGACCTCCAGTTTTGTCCCATCGACTCCAGCTTCTTCGGAGCATACGGAGGCTCATTGTTAAGTTTTTTTTGAATCAGAGCATTTTTTCGATTCCGCTCAACATTCTGTTGTTTCAACCTGCGGTACGAACTATAAGCCTGCTCGGTATTACGGAATGTGCGTTTAACTTCTAGTGTCTCGTCATTAACAACTTCGTTGGTCTGATTGACCCCCGGCATTATAACATTGAGTTGTGATCTATTGTTTTTATCCCCTGCTTCTAATGTGCGAGGTGCTTTAGTCGCAAAAGTGTTAATAACCTGCGCTTCTAGTGGTTCAAGAAAGTTTGCCATATTAAATTTTTAGCCAGCAATTTTGCGGAACTGAATCTGTTACATCAAAATGCGATTTGTCAAAAAAGACTGCCGCTCGGTTATCGTGCCGCATGACACTACAACCTTTTAATTTTTTTGTCGAATGTGTATCTCTACCCTGCCTAATGCTTGCCGTCAAACGATCTGAAGCGGCAATGCAACTATGGCATCCACTTCGATACTGAATGTTTTTAGGACATTGCAAACAAGTTCTAGCTCTAGCTTCAGCAAGTTCATCCGATACTAACCTGACTTGCTTCTGACTCAAAAGTATATTTTTCGCCCATATAGTGATGTCATTAAGCAGTTCGCTTTGTCGGTTAGGAGAGTCCACAGAAACAACAACAACCGAATCAACACCATGACAATTGTTAGGAAAGTTACCGCAAATGTAAGAATCAACATCACCATGAACATCGCCAATAGGTAGATGATTCTCTGCACGATAATGCTGAACAACTTCATATAGGTTGCTTAACGAATAAGCATCTAACTTTACATCACTTTCAAAGTAATGCCATCCTCCGGGCGGAATTAATCCATCAATAGGTTTTGCCATTGCTTATTTCATATAAATTTATTCGGAAAAGTCAATATATTCCATTGACTCAAGTATGGGAAGTTTTTTTTCAAATTGTTCTTGTTTTTTTTGCTCTGTCATTGTTGCAATCGACCCGCCTCGTTGACGCATCAAGTAAACTAACAAGGATAACGAATCGAGTTGGTCTGGGCTATTCTGCCGAGTGCGCTTTGTATAATCACCTTTACTCTCAACTCTTACTAGTCCCTGCCCAACCTGCTTGTATCTGCGCGAAGTTGCCTGCCTAACCAACTCCTCTGTTCGGAACGAAGGTGAAATTTTTAGAAATTCAAACTCTAAATATTTTGCCAATCCAAAAATTAATTCTGTGACTACACCAGAATAAAGTTCGTTTGCTCTTTGCGAATCGTCGCCTAGCACATGAGTTTCAGATGCCGCCCAGCTATAATTAACTCCCATCGCTTCATTGCCGAATAGACTGCACAAAGCATCGTGGATGCCTGATCCGTTTCCAGTTCGATCCACGCATAGCCAGTTCGGCCCGATCCTCATCTGTTTACAAAAATTTATAATAGCATTCGCCTGATCTAGCGTTGTCTTTTTAGGGAAATTAATTAGCGAATCCAACTGCAATACTGTTTTTGGCGATTTAAACTCTCTAAACTTGCCGTCGAGCGGTGTAAATCCGTCAGAAAGCCCAAATCTGCCGTAGCTACACACAACTTGATCCTTGCCTTCCAACGCCAAATCGAACGCACACAGAGGCACTACAGGTCCAATAAACCGCACGATTCCCATTGCGTTGTCCATCATGGAAGGTGTGATAATCGCCATCGCAATACCCTCCTGCGGGAAGAACCCCCTTGCCATTGTATAATACTCGGCAGTCTTTCCTCGCGCCTCGTATGCCATGTAACCCTCGTAGGACTGAAAACCGGGAAAAATTATTTTCTTCTCAATGACATTCTCGCACCTCGCGGCGTCGAGTCGCAGGATGTGCCAGTCTTCTCTGCTTTCCCACTCGAAATCCTCTTCGCAGTCTACCTTCAACCATCCACCAGCAGGTTCGCACCGCTTGCCAAATTCACTATTTCGATCCTTCGGGTTTGACGCACCGAAAATTTTGATTCGGCCTTTGCTCGACTTGGTATCGGCGGCAGACAAGATGTTTTGCAGACCTTCCCAGACGCCCGGTGGAATTTCTTCCGCTTCGTCCAGCACCACATGAGTTCTCGACATCGAGCCATATTTCGGATGCGGCTTAACCCTCGGTGAAGGGTGAAATCCGCGAAGCGTTCCCGTCCCTGCGTCACCCTTCGGAATAGCAACTAGATGGATGCCGTTCTTGTCATCGTCGTTGACCTGAATGCTCTTCACCAAGTCAGATTCGCCTTTGTACTCTGGTTTGACCAATGCTGTGCGATAAAAGGTCTTAATCGCCGCAAACACATTTCGTTGAGCGTGTGCCTCGGTAAGCGAAACTACTTTAATGCAAGTGTATTCTGGATCACGCATCCAGTCTAACAAGAACCATGCGGCGGCATTGAATGTCTTACCCATCGCCCCTGCTCCTTGCACAAGTAATTTATCGTAATCGAACAAGCATCTCCAAGTATCCTGTGCTGATTGAGGTCGCCAGTCGTAGACCCCCGGTCCCCATAGCACAGTCGCCGCCGCTTCAAAATGATCTTCCTCCAACAAGCTCTGCACAAACTGCATCACAATGCTATTCGCCACTTTCTCATCGATTACCAAGTTAGATGACACTCCACCAGTCGCGACATTCGCCAGAATGTACTTTGCCGCATACAGAATTCCCATGCGGTCATCTCGATCCGCTTCTGCCCTGACCGCCTCGGCAATCGCCAATACTTGTCTTACTGAATCTACCATTTTCCCTCTGGGCATTCTTCAGTTGCCATCACAGTTTTAATTTCCATATTGCAACCGCAGACCTTGCACTCTCCAGCACCACCATAAGCAGTCACATCGAAGTTCGGACAATCCGCGCAAATGCGTAGCCTCCTAGCGATCTCCTTCTCCTCACAGCATGGCATTCCAGCCAGCACAAATGCTGTTGCGCTCTTTGCAAAATTAGATGCTTTTTGTAGGATGTTCATTCAGGAATTTAACTGCTTTTTTTGCGTCTTCAGAACTAACATCTTTTGCTTTAACTGCGTTGTCACTAACAATTCCACGATCTTGTAAATCGTTCATCGTTTTTACCTCGTCACTCCAGCTTTCTTCAATGTACTTTTGCAGGTCGTTCATCAATCAATTTTCCTTCTTTTAATTCAGCTTTCAACTTCTTTGCAACTAGTTTTGCAATATCGTAAATAGCAACATCTGGATTCGTTGCTCGCAATTCATACTCGTAATTGCAATACCCATCGCTAATGCGAATCGTCCATTTACCATTCATATTCTTTATTGTTAAAAGAACTCAAAATGTTTTTTAGTTCCTGAACTGAACGCAATTTATCTTCAGAAATAAAGTGAGCAGATTGATATCCCAAACCTTTATTGCTCAATGGAACTATTTTTTTAGCATCCTTCGCATAAATCCATCCAACTATTCTGAATTTAGGCATATTCCCAAAAACCAAGGCTACAATTCTATCGTCAGGAATATGCTCGTAAACTGGCAACTCAACACTTGATCTTGCCGTCTTCACCTCAACAATTCCTACATCTGGAACAGAGAATGTTTTATTTCCTCCAGACCAATACAAATTCATTCCTTTAGCGAATGCCATCTCTCCTGCCGCACCATCAATATCAGCAGAGAAGTCCATCTTTCTCCCTGCTCTGTCTTTCATTCCGTCAGCAATCGAAGTGTATCTGCGTAGCACTCCAACTTGCGAAGCAAGAAAAATTTCATGCGGTTCTAGCGTCACCCAGTTCATCGATAATTTGATGTCTTTGCGGCGATTTTCTTTGGTTGCTTAACGAACTGCTTTCCCTCTTTTGTGCCTTCTCTTTTTGCTTTACTGGTCGCCGCATATTCTTTTGGAGTTAATGCTTCTCTTGCCGCTTTCGGCAAGTAACGCTCGCCTGTAGCTTTCGGACCCTGCGTGGAAGGCTTGCCAGACTTTGTACCCCAGTCTTCTTTCGTCCATTTCGATAAAGATTTCTGCCCCTCGGTCTTTTTGCCTTTATATCCGCCCCCAGCGTCTTTGTACTCTTTCGCCAGCATCTGCGCTTTCCTGCCGCTCCATTCTCCGGGGTCGCCACCTTTAGAACCTGCCATTAGCCGATTCTTGATCCGTTCTCTCAATCCAATTTTTGTATATGCCATTTTATTTATACCAGTTTTTAAAGTGACCGAAATCTCTCACTTCAGTCACATTCTTGTTCTTCTCGCACACATCACACTTTCCATAGTGCCATGTCGAAACACTTTTCCTTCCCCTGCCGTGCTTCTTGCCGCATTCCTCACACGCCCAGTTTGGATAGTCTTTGGCTTTCATTTTGCTCCACTCAATATAGAAAACATTTCAGATGCTATATTCCCATCTG